AGTAAAAAATCTTTATATCATAATGTAAAGAAAAAATTAACTAAAAAAGAATTAGCTGAACAACCTGTAACTAGAGGACGTAAATCTTTAACTACAACTATTCAAAAAGAATCGGATTGGAAAACATATTACGGTTCTGCTAAACCTATAGTTGAATTAATTAAGCAAGGTAAACAAAAAGATTTTGTACGTAAAATTTTATGTCTTGCCCCAAATAAAAAACTTTTAACATATTACGAATGTAAATATCTATTTCAATTAGGTGTATTAGAAAAACCTGATGAATGGATAAATGATAATATTCTAGGTAAATTTTTTACAAAAGATTTTGCTTCCGTAGAATAAGTTCATACATTTAAAGTATGGTAAATGAACTATTAGTCAACTTGGTAAATTCTGTCTTAGGAGCAGGTAAACGTACTGCCCGTGGTAACCAAGCATATACTTGTCCATTTTGTCACCACCACAAACCCAAATTAGAAGTCAACTTTACAGAAAATAAAGAAGGAAATAATCCTTGGAATTGTTGGACTTGTGGTAAAAAAGGAAAAACAGTTCGAAGTTTATTCAAGCAAGTTCAAGTTGATGCTTCTTACTTTCAAGAATTAAGTAAATTAGTTAAAAATGTTTCTTCTGAAGATATAGGAGAAATAACAAATACTTTACTTGAACTCCCTAAAGAATTTAAATCTTTTATAAACAACCAAGACCATACAGCTAGACAAGCTTTAGCTTATCTTAAAAAACGAGATACCTCTAAACAAGATATCCTTAAATATAATATCGGCTACTGTGCCTCAGGTACATATGCTAATATGGTAGTTATACCCTCATATGATTGTAATGGTAAATTAAATTATTTTACCGCGAGATCATTTGAAAAAGATCCTTATGTCAAGTACCGTAACCCCGAAACGTCTCGTGATATTATACCGTTTGAGTTGTTTGTTAATTGGGATTTACCTATTATATTGTGTGAGGGGCCATTTGATGCTTTAGCTATAAAACGAAATACTATACCATTATTTGGAAAAAATATTCAATCTAATTTAATGAAGAAACTGGTTGAATCTAAAGTACAAAAGATATACATTGCATTGGATAATGACGCTATGAAACAAGCCCTTGGCTTTTGTGAACAGCTTTTAGATATTGGAAAAGAAGTATATTTAGTAGAACTTAAAGGGAAAGACCCAAGTGAAATGGGATTTGAACATTTTACAAAACTAATCCAAACAACTACTCCGCTTACACAATATAAGCTAATGGAGAAAAAATTATCTTTGATATGAAAAAAAAAGATATCAAAAAATCGTACAACAGAATACTTGAAGTATCTGCTGACGCACAACAAATCACTTTACCTGACTCTCGATACTATAGACGAAACGGAAAATATTACCCCTCAGTTACATATGTTTTAGGTTATTATCCTAAAGGTAAATTTTTTGAAAATTGGCTTAAACAAGTTGGATTTGCCTCAGATTATATTGTTAAAAAAGCAGCAGAAGAAGGTACCCAAACACATGAATTGTGTGAAGAATATTTAAATGGGGCTGAATTAAAATTTTTAGATGAGTACGGCCGCCCCCAATACAACCCAGATGTATGGCAAATGTTTCTACGTTTTGTTGAATTTTGGGAAGAATTTAAACCTACCCTAATTGAAACAGAAGTACACTTATTTTCAGATGTATTAGAGATAGCAGGTACTTGTGACTTAATTGTAGAAATCAATGGTGAAATATGGTTATTAGATCTTAAAACATCTAATCAACTCCAATTAACTTATGAATTACAAACTGCAGTTTATGGTCAATGCTATGAAGAGTGTTTTGGTAAGAAAATAGATCGTTATGGCATTTTATGGGTTAAATCTTCTAAACGTAAAGCTTCAAAAGGTAAAATGCAAGGCAAAGGATGGGAAATAGTTGAATCAACTAGAACATTTGAAGAAAATATTGATATTTTTAAAACTGTTAAACGTTTATTTGATCTTGAAAATCCTACACATTCCCCTATATTTACTGAATTTAGAACGTCAGTTAAACGAGAATCATAATATGTATAAGTATGATAAGTTTAATCCAATTGTTGAAGGAAGTACAATCCTCACCTAAAGCTATTTTTATGGCGGGTCCTGCGGGAGCAGGTAAGACATTTACTTTAAATAAACTAGGAATTAAGGGGTTTACAATGATAAACGTAGACGAAGACTACGAAGAACTTCTTAAAAATGAATTAGGCAAAGAAGATTTTGCTTCAATGTCACCTGAAGAACTTTCTACTGCCGCTAAATTAATGGGTAAAGCTAGAGTAACAACTCGAGAAAAAGAAACCCAAGCAGTAGGTTCCCTACAAAATATAGTAATTGATGGTACAGGAGCAGCCTCAGCTCCACTATTAAAAAAGAAAAAAGAATTAGAAGCTAGAGGATATGAAACATTCATGATTATGATTTATGTTTCTCCTATGACCTCGTTAAAACGAAATGCTAAACGTGGTAGAAGTTTACCTACAATAGCAGTATTAAAAAGTTGGGCAGGTTTAGTTTCAAATATCAACTTATATCGCCAGGAATTTGGCAACAATATTGTTATAGTAAATAACGATCCTGAAGATGTAGATAAGTCGTTTGATGCTGAACAAGTTAAACAGTTATTTCCTATGCCAAAAGGTAAACCTAAAACACCTGAGGAAATGGAAAAATCAAGAATTGATAAAGAAAAAACAAATCAAAATATTAAAGATTTACTAAACGCAGAGCGTGAATTTGATACTTTTGATGAAGCTAAACAAAAAGTAACTCAATTTATAAATGAATAAGTTAGTTGAATTTCTTATACAACCTATTTTAGAGCAAGATCAACAAAACATTGCCCTAATCCCGGGTGGGTTTAAACCCCCAACTGCAGGTCACTTTTATCTAGCAAATGAAGTAGCTAAAAATCCTAATATAGATAAAGTAATAATCTTAATTGGTCATAAAGTTAGAGATGGCGTAACTAAAGACGAAAGTAAAGCTATCTGGGGAATGTATAAAAAATATCTCCCATCTAATGTTGAAATCCAAATCTCAGATAGTTCATCTCCTGTATCAGATGTTGGATCATTAATTAAAAATAATCCTCAAAACATGTATTACCCTGTAGTAGGTATTCGTGGAGAAATGGATTTAGGTGATTTAAAACGCTATAACAGTTTAGAGGGTAAATATACTAATTATAAACCTCTTGTAATTAAATCTGAAGATAATGGAGATAGAATGAGTGGTACAAATACACGTGCTGCTTTAATTGGTGGAGAAAAAGAAAGATTTCAAACATATCTTCCAACAGAACTCTCACAAGATGAAAAAGATTCAATTTGGGCTATTTTAACACAAACTCCAATTGAAGAATCTGAACAACTTTTAGAAGGTTTTTTATCTAAAATAGGTGGTAAAGCAAAAAACTTAATTTCTAACTTTAAAGCAGCATATTCTGATCAAAAAGAAGATTTAAAGGGATTTAACCAATTAGCTAAAAAATATTTAAATAAAGAAGAATTAACTGACGAGGAAAAAGATAAATTGTCAAGAAATTTTAAAGATATCCTTAAAATGAGTGGCATTGCAGTTACGTTCCCTGTATTAGGAGCAACTGGAAATGCACTTTTAGGGTATTTAACTAATAAAATTACTGGGGGAAGATTTACTACATTACCAACATCATTTAAAGATAAACTCTTAAATGAAATGTATGCTGAACCTAGCAAATTTAGTTACCCTCCAATGATTAAATCACTTACAGAATTTATGTTAGATAAAGGTATGAATATTCGTCCTTTACCTAAAGTAAAATTTGTAGATAATGATGCTCAAAACGCTCAAAACTTCCTCGGTAAAACTGCTTATTACGACCCGAATAAACGCGTTATAGTACTTTATACTATGGGGCGTCATCCTAAAGATATTATGCGTTCATTCTCGCATGAAATGATCCACCATATGCAAAATTGTGATGGTCGTTTAGGTAATGTATCTACTACTGACATTAATGAAGACGATTATCTATATAAATTAGAAGAAGAAGCTAATAAAGTAGGTACTATGACTTTTAGAGAATGGACAGATACTTTAACCAAAGGACCTTTAAACGAATTAGATGATCCTGATGTTATATCTTATCCTAGTGTATTTAAATCTGGTGTTAATATTACTGTTGTCTTTAAGGAAAATTCAAATTATCAAGATTTTAAACCTTACTTTGAAGAACATGGTTATGGCTTTTACTACCCAGAAGATAAAACAATTTTTCTTGATGGAGAAGCATTTATTAATTCTAATTTAAATTTTAACGATTTAAAATTTGTTGAAGCACACGAAATAACCCATTTATTTTTAGGACACACAGGACCATATTCTAAAGAAGATGAAATGGATGCTGATTTAGGTGCATATATTTTATTAAAAAAGAATGGTTTACCTACTGAAAAATTAGAAAGTGAATTTAAATCTAGACATGGAATTGACTTTAGTGAAGAATTGCTTGATAGAGTTAAAGATATGTTATAAATTTACTTCGATATGAAAAGATTCCCTACATTATTAGATTTATACGAAGCAATTAAACCAAAATATACTATATTCTGTGATATGGATGGTGTATTATGTGATTTTGATCAAGGGTATGAAATATTAACAGGAATGTCAACCACAGAAGCAAATTTACAACCAAAAGTAATTGTAAAAAATCCTAAAACTAAAAAAGACGAAGAAGTAAGTTTTTTTTGGAATCTTTTTAGAACAAAACTTAATGAAAAAAATATACAAGAAAGAGATTTTTGGGCAAATTTAGAATTTCAACCTGGAGGAAAAGAATTATGGGATGCTATTGCCCCATATACCCCAAATATACTTTCTGCCCCATCAGTAGATTTTACTCTTCCTAGAAATCAACAACTTGATCCTGAATTTAATCAAGCTATTCAAGGAAAAAAAATGTGGATTTCAAAGAATTTATATAATGTAGGGGAAGAAATTTTTGTCCCTGCTGCTCAAAAAGCTACATTTGCAGCCCCAAAACACATACTTATAGATGATATGTTTAAAAATACTACTGCTTGGAAAGCAAGTGGCGGTATAGCAATTTTACATAAAGATTCATCAAAAACACTCTCAATACTAAAAAAATTCGGATTATAATGTCAGATAACGTTTTAAAAAAACAGTTCCAAAAACGAGACGTAGAACGTCTTCGTAATCTAGTCAAAGGTAAATATGGTGAAAAAACCACTATGGGGATTGGTTATAATGGTGAAGAAATTCAAGACCATAAAGAAGGTGATGTTTGGGAAGAAAAAGGTAGAACTTGGACTATCCGAGATGGTATTAAAGAAAATATCACTAAATTAGATAAATTTAAAAAAGCAGCAGTTCCTTTATTTTGTCCTGGTTGTAAACAAGTTATGGACAAACAATTAGACCCCCATTATTTTAAAGCGTATGGTGAATGTCTAGATTGTAGAGCAGCAACTGAAACCCAAATGAAAATTAAAGGAGAATGGCAAACATATACTGACCAGACTTTTAATGCTGAAATTGATCAACAAATATATGAATATAAAAGTTATTTTGAGGATTTACTTTCTATAAGTAATCAAAATTATGTTTCGGAAAATGGTGAGGTACAAAAGTGGGTTGGAGGAATTAATAAAAATCGTGCCCAAGAATCATTAGATGAAGTAATTAAATATTTAGAAAGTCTCAAAAAATAATGGAAACACTTGCTGTAATAACCACTATAGGGGTAGCATTAATAACTGCTGTTGTAGGACCAATTATTGTAAACTGGGTTAAATTAAAAATGGAAAAAAAAGATACATCTGCTCCTATGAGAGATGCTCTTGAAACATCTACTTTAATTGATACTCAATTAGAGCAAGTAATGGAAGAATTAGAGTGTGATCGAATTTGGATTGCCCAATTCCATAATGGAGGGTATTTTTACCCTACGGGCCGCTCAATCCAGAAATTCTCTATTTTTTATGAAAAGTGTACTCCCGAAACTCCTAATATTCAAAACACATTTCAAAATATTCCTGTGTCTTTATTTCCAAGAGTACTTTCTAAAGTGTATAAAGATAATGAATTATCAATTGATGATGTAAACTCAGAAGAAGATACTTATGGTTTAGAATATTTAACAACACAATTTAATACAAAATCTGTTTGTATGGTTGGATTACATAGTTTAGATAATCATTTAATTGGGGTACTAACTATATCATTTCAAAATCCTCATCATATTACAAAAGAAGAATGGATTTATATTAGACAAAAAGTAGGAGTTATAGGAACACTACTTTCCGAATATTTATACACAACCAATAAGAAATAATATTTATAATAAAATAAAGAAATGGCAGATAATTTTGACCTTAAAAAATTCTTGAAGGAAAATAAAGCTTTAGAGAATTTAAATCCTACAATTAAATCATTAAACGAAACTTCTTTTTCTGATAGAGGAAATACCCAAGACTATGATAGTTCCACTAAAGAAAACCCAGATGGAACTTATGATATAAGTAACGTAATGAAAGAAACCTTAAAATCTAGAATTAAAGAATATATCCTTTCAGAACTTTCTGAAAATGACCCGGATGATGATGACCCTGAAGGAATGGCATATGGAGATTATTACGATGAGGAAGAAGTCTATTTCCCAACTATGGGTGATTTAGAGGATAAACCTGTAGGTGATTATTATGAAGGTGATCTTGAAGAAGCAAAGAAAAAGGACGAAGAAGAAGTTGAAGTAACAGATACTGAAACTGAAGAAGCACCTGCTGAAGAAGCACCTGCTGAAGAAGCACCTGCTGCTGATGGTGGTTTAGAAGATATTGCTGCTAACATGGAAGGTACTGAAAGCGAATTAATGAAAAATCTAATGGATGCCCTCCAAATTGCTAAAGGAATGGGTAATGAAAAATTAGAAACACAAATTGGAAATACACTTAAATTTTTCGTTAGCGAATACATTGGAAGTGGACAAGAGTAAATAATTAAATCTATATAAAAATAAAATCTATGAACACAACAGAAATTTTGAACGCAATTAAAGAAGAATTAGTAACTTTAGAAGCAGAACATGCTAAAACATCTAAAGCAGCTCGTGGACGTGCACGTAGCGCAGCTAATTCAATTAAAAAATTAGCAGCTGAATTTAAAAAGACTTCAACTGCAGAAGATAAAGCTTAACAATGAAACTACACGAGGCATTCTCACCAGAAGAATCTGAAAAAATTTATACTAACTTTTTGGCAATCATAAATGC